CCGCGCAATCGGTGAGGACATGAACATCAGCCGCCCGCGCTGCCGCAGGAGACCGGCGTTCCAGTTGATATCTTCATTCGGGCTGGTGGAAATGCCCGTCATGCCCTTCAGTGATCTCTTTTTCGTGCTCGCGCCGGCTTCGGAATATCCGCTTGCCATCGGCCTGCTGATCGTTCCGGACACGACCGGCGCCGCGTTCTTTGTCTTGCCCACGTTTACCACCTCCGTTCTGTTCTGAATAAAAGGCCGCCAGACGGCGAAAGGAGACGAAACTCCGCCCCGGCGACCATAGATAAAGCCCCGGGAGCGAATCACCGGAGCTATATCCCTTTGTTACCAGTCCCGCGGCACAACAGCTACAATCTTCCGCGGTTTCTGGCCGTTCAGCATGCCTTCGTACTTGTCGACGTTGGCTTCTGCTTCCTCTATGGCCTTCCGGAGGTTCGGAATGTTGAACCGGGTCAGCGCCCGGTCATCGATTTCGTAGGACTGTACACCGCTCTTGATCAGTTCCTGGTAGCAGTCCGTCAGATAATCGTAGGTCTCTTCCCAGTATTTCAGGCGTTTTTTGACCGTTTCAACGTTCACCTATCTCACCTCCGTCACATATCGAGCATTCTGTTCATGCGCTCTTCGATTCGATCAATGGAATTGGTTCGCTTTCGCGAAATTTGGGGGCGTCTGGGCGCCTTCGGCGGTTCGGACGTGTTACCGCTCGCCTTACGCAGCAGGGCGTCCATATCGGGCGCTAAGGCCGTCAGGGCCGCAAGCGCGTAATTCCGGCAGTCCAAAGCTTCGTTGCGCTCGTGCCCTGGGATCTTCTCCCATACCCATGGATTCTTGTTGTGCTCCTTGTAGACAAGATGCTCCGACAACAAGCCCACGAAGTACCGATGTTCGTATCCGGCTTCCGGGTTGATCGGGAAATGGCAGAACCGCGGACCGGGCGTCTGGATCTTCAGCCCGTCCATGATCATCTGCTTTCCGGCGTCAACGCCCAGCTGGTACTGCCAGCACTCGCCGATCGTACGTCCACGGATGACGATCTTCACCTTCTTCGGCGGGGAGGTGTACGGCCTTCCGTCACCGCCGTAGCCCTTGCAGTCAAAAACCCGCATCGAGATGCGTTTTGAGCACTCAACACGGGTTTCCTGGGTGAAGTGACCGCCGTCATCGACAAACGTCATCGAGATCCGCAGGCCCTTGCCGTTTTCGTAGCGGTAGATCTTGGTCAGGATCTCGTCCAGGGCCAGCCACGGTTCCTGGGTGTCTGGCCGTCCGATCAGCACGCCGCGCCGGATACCCCAGTTTTCTTTCCGCAGGCCCCAGCCGACAACCTCGTACTCAAGCCGGTCATCCTGCACGTCCACGCCGCAGGTGAGCACCAGAACGCCTTCCTGCAGCTCCGCTTTGTACTCCTCGCGCCGGGCCAGGTAATCATCCTCGTTCGCCAGACCGCCGCGCTCTTCCCACAGCTCCCCGAACAGCGTGTTGTACACGACCTTCAGCTTGTTCGTGTCCTTACGCGCGTCCAGGTACTCGCTGACGATCCGCTCCCAGCTGACCCACGGCGAGCAGAAGGCGTTCAGCCAGAAGGACCGCGTCCCTTTCTTCCGGGCTTCCGGGTTCTCCGGAATCCACTTTGAATGGGCGCGTTTCATCTCGTGCTCGCGGGAAATCCCGCCGCATCCAGGGCAGACATAGTACACTTCGTTCACAATGTAGGTCGGCACATGGTCGACTTCCACCGTTTCGAACTGGTACCGGATATCCTGCCAGCGGATATTGTGATATTCGCCGCAGTGGGGACACTTCGTGCACCAGCGCTCCCGCGTCCCTTCGTTAAACGCCTTCTCGATCGGGGAGTAACCCTTGATCGTCGGCGTAGAACACTCGTAACTCTTGGCGTTGTAGAACGTCCGCTGCCGGACCATGGCCAGCTTCCACGGATCGCCTTCCTTTCCGGCTTCCACTGCCCACCGGTCACGCTCGTCACCGAGCACGTACCGGATCGGCTTTGATGCAAGGGCGTGAGCTTCGGTGGATCCGCACATTGTGAGGATGCCGCCGTGGTAACTCTTCTGCAGGATCGTGTTCCCGGTGTCTCCCCGCAGCGACTTGGCCACTTTCTGCCGGAGCACCTTCGTGTCCCGGATCATCGGCTGAATCCTCAGCTTGGAATATTCCCGGGCATCTCCGTTTGTCGGCTCGATCATCAGGATCGATCCTGGATCCTGGTCGATGATGTAGCCAATGATGTTGTTCATGGCTTCCGATTTGCCGACCTGGGAAGCCGCCACCATGACGATATGCCGCACGGTGGGATCAGTGAAGGCGTCCATGACCTCTTTGAGGTACGGCGTCTTCTTTGTCCGCCACGGCCCCGCTTCCGCAGAGCTCTCCGGCGATAGTCTCCGGTACTTGTCCGCCCACTGGCTGACGGTCAGGTCATCCGGTACCAGCGCAGAATCGATCTGCTTCCGGTTGACTCGCCACAGGCGCCTGAGTCCTGTTTCCGTTTTCGCGGGAATCATTCGTCATCTTCCTGTCTTTCGTCCATGTTCTGACGTTCTCTTACCAGTGCTTCGTACTTCTCCGGATCATAATCAAACTCGGATATTTCCCGGAGGATGTCCTTCACCGCGTCCTTGATGATGATGGACGCTTCCTCTGCTGTCTCGCACAGGGAAACATCCACCGCCAGCCGCCCCGGGATGCTCAGTAGCGAACTCTTCACCATGTCGATCAGCCCCTGGGTGAACAGCTGCACATCATCCGCCCGGTGCATCTTACCCTGCAGCTCCTTGGCCTGCAGTTCCGCCATGGCCGCTTTCGCAACCTTCAGCTTTGCTTCGGCCTGCGCCCGGACCTTCTCGACCTTCTTCTCTTCCTCGGTTTTTTTGATCTTCTCGGACTGCGAATCCATGTAGGTTTTCACGCTGTCCATGATGTTGTACATCGGGCCATAGTCCGTTTCGGCCTTAATGATCGCTCCCTTGTTCACCAGCTCGCCGATGTACTGCTTGCTGACGCCCAGGAAAGCCACCAGATCCGAGAGCTTCACATACAGGTTCAGCCCGTTCTGCAAAATGAACACGTTCTCGTCATCGAATACGACCGCTTGTTTCTCCGCCATTTCGTCTCCTTCTCTCATACCATGCCCGGAATTCATGCCCGATTCGTGGAAATATCCGCTGGATTCTTCCATGTTCGTCACGATTTCAGCCGTTTCGTTGAACTTTTGTAACGTTTTCGGTCAAGTAAACCCCCGATTTTGCCTATATGTCGTTGCTTTTTTTGGGGTCGAAGAGCGCGCATCCGTTGGGGCCTACCCGTCACAGTACCTTTTTTGTTACGATTTTGTGACGACCCGGCACACTTTTTTCCGGCGCGAGCTGAAGTCATATTGTGGGATGCTATTGTCCCACGGTAATCCAGCGGGACAGCCAGGGCTTTGCGTCCTCAGTGACTGTCGTTGTAATGGTGCTAACCGCCATAGGCTCACAGTGTATAGGGCGGTGCCGTGTGGCTGTCCCAACTGGATTGCACATAAGGTGAATGGTTGGTATCGATGGGGTTTTATCTTTACCCCGCGCTGCGTCAAAGCACTTTCTTGAATATGGTTGCTTTGCTGTAGCCGGTCACGCCTTTGGTCATCATCTCGAGGAAATCATCCCGTGAGAAGTTCGACAGCCGGAAGACTTCCTCCGGAGTCATGCCCAGCTGCTTGCCGATTTCCTCCACGGTCTTACCCTCGTCAATCAGGCCCTGAACGATGGATTTCATGGGGCCTAATACGTGGGTGCCCCTGGCGCGGTTGTGAGTTATTGTGCCGTAGACATCCGCGGCTGTGTCTCCGTGATGATCCACGATCACGACCGGGACCATCCCGCCGAGCTTACTCAGCAGCGGCTCGCGTCCTGCTACCGTCCACCGGTGGAAACCATCGATGATGGTGTAATCAGGCTTCACCACGATCGGCAGCGTCCATCCGTTTGTCAGGATGGATTGGGTCAGCAGCTTCAGGTTCTCATCCGAAACCTTATTCGGGTTGTAGTCGTTCGCCGTCAGCTTCTCACGCGGCACCCACTGAAGGGAATGGAGGGGAGCGGCGATGAACTCATCCATGTGTGCTCACCTCCTTCCTGGGTGGAGATGAGCGGCTGTCCTTCACGTAATCGGTGAAGATGTCCGTGTATATCGCCCGCAGTGTGCGCTTCTTCGGATCCCCGGCCATGATGGCTTCGTACATCTTCTTGAAGTGCTTCTTCTGAATGTATGTGTAACCTTT